ACGTCCATGCCGAGCTGCACATAGAGATTTGCAACGGGATCAACCGCCATCAGAGCCGTTCCTTGAATTGCATGAATCCAGCCTTGATCTTATCCGCTACCGTCTCCGCGTCTTCACCCTTCAAGCGCTTGTTCTCGATCTCGAAATAGGCCCGCCATTCGCTGAGTTCGACCGAATCCGTCCGCTCGAGCAATTCGCGCACCGTCATTCCCAGTTCTCTTGCGAGGGCAAAGTAAAAATACCTCGACCCCCGCTGTTTCAGTTTTTTGCCAGCAAATCCACCGAGTCATTGCTGATTGCGTTAAGCCGTTGTGCCGCCATATAAATGCGTTCGAGGGCATGGGCTGACTTCTCGCCAAGGGCTTTTATCTCGCCGTCTGCAAACAACCGCTTGCCTTGCTCATTCACTAGCACCCTGGCGAGAAGCTTCGCCCGCATGTCCTCTCTGTTAAGTTTCACTTCCGTGCCCTTGAGTTCGTAAAGGGATGCCTCGTAGGCGTCCCGTTCGCTACCCGTCATGCACTTGATCCGCACCTTGCCGCCCCACTCGGGAACGTCGATGTCTTCATACTTCGTGTCCTTTGCGGCAAGGATCTCTTCTTTCGTAAGGTACATGGTTAAGCCCTCCGACTTTACCGTTAAATGACCGTTGCGTAAGTACAGGCTCCCGTAATCTCAAGCGTGATTGAACCCTTCACGACCTGATCGACAGCCCCCGAAATACTAAATGCGCCGACGTAGGCGTCAAAGATGATCTTCGTCTTTGCCACTTCCGTCGTGTTGTCGTTAAGCTGAATGACGCCCTTTCGCATGAGGCGGTTTGCCCGGCAGTTTCGCAAATAGTCCTGCGCCGTGGTGCCGGGACGGAAATTAACATCGAGCGTCACCTGACCTTCGTCACGAAGGCCAATCAGTTTTTCTTTTGCTGTGCTTCCGAGGTGACTGACATCAATGACGTTCGCCCCGCCGGAAGGACCGTTGAAACCCACCACTTCCGCAACGGCATGTGACGTAGAGGTGGATGCCGCCGTGGTAGTGGACCAGAAGAAAATCGCGCCTTGTGATTCGATTGCCATGTCCGTCACCTCCTAAGCGACTGTCGAGTAAGTGACAGCCCCGCTGATTTCAATGGTGATGGCGGCTTTGACAACCTGATCCACGGCCCCCGTAACGGAAAATCCGCTAACGTAACCGTGCCCATTGAGCATCGTGATGGCAGTATCGTTGAGCTTGATGGCCCAATTCCCTTGCGTCCTGGCGGCGCGACACTCCCGCAGCTTAACCTGCCCCGTGTTTGACGGAGCGAGGTTGCAGTCAAGCGTGATCTGGCCTTCGTCTCTCAACCCGATCAACTTCTCTCGCGCCGTGCTTCCCAGGTGGGAAACGTCGATGACGTTTGCGCCGCCGGAAGGGCCATTGAACCCGATCACTTCCCCGATACTGATAGCCGTGCTCAAGGAAGTTGTCGTGCTCCAATAAAAAATGGAGCCCTGAGTTTCAATCGCCATTGGTTAGTTACCTCCTATGTGTCCTTATTCCAGACACTCCACTCTTGCGTTAACCGATAGAAACCGAGTTCCCATTCCAGCGCATCAAGATCATTGACCAAGAGCGCTTTAAACGACGTTGCGGAACCCATAACGCTTGCGACGCGGGTACTTAGGTCTTTCGCGCCCGCATAGCTTGTCGCCCAACAATCAAACTGTATTGTAGGGTTCTCAAGATTTGAGTACCCATCAAGTGCATTGACCCGGTGGCCGCTGATCCTCGAATAGACAAGCGCGGGGAGGGCGTCCGAGCCTTGAGGGACGGCCATCGGGTATATGCGCGTCGAGGTTACGGACGTGATGACCGTAGACCCTGACAGCAAGGAATATATCTTCGTCTCAACCGGCATTGCTTTTCCTCATGCGCCACTCAATGAGCCTGCCGAGTTCCTTTTGAATGGCATCGAGTACGCGTCCCGTACTCATAACGAGCGCGGGTTCAATAAACGGACGGCCCGGAACCTTTGCCCGCCCCCTCTGCATTCTTGCCCTGGCCTCTCTCGCCGTCAGGCCGTATGCTCTTCTGACACCCTTCGTTCTACCCGTTGGTATCCAGCCCTTTTCAATGAATAGTCCGTAATAGCCCGTTTTCAGCCTTGGCTTGACGTTCGTGACAATCTCGGCACCCCTGGACGGCTTCCCCTTGGCAATGACGATGCTGTCACGGAGCTGCCCTATGCGCTTTCTGTTTCTGGCCGTCGTCCCGTATGGGTAACGATAGAAAGCCTTGCCGACCGGAGCCCGCCTGCGGGCCTCGTCCCTGACAAGCCTCGCGCCTTTATTCAACGCCCGTTGGCCGATTGTGCGCTGAATCTCAAGAGGCAGGAGCTTCAACTTCTCATCAAGCTCCCTCAGCCCCTTTTGTTCAATCGTCATGTCGATCATGTAGACCGCCTCGATGCAAGTATGCGAAGCTCCGTGCGTCTGTCACCCGTGTCAATAATGGAATGAATGTTGTATTCTTTACCGTCGTAGACAACCATCATGCTCGGCGTGATGCCCGTCGTGTAGCGAATAAGGAATTCCGTATCTATTGGGGAAGATACCTGATCGGCCTGCCACATCTCGCGCATTGACAGGGGGCGAACTCTAGCCCATGCGTCATTGAGAAACGTGCTCCATGTAGGAACCTGCCCGCCATAAGAATCGGACGTTGACGTGCTCTTGCGGATACTGATTTTCCTGTTGAGCTGGCCTGCCCTCATATTTTAATCACCGTGTAGGCATCCAGAAGCCCGTCCACGAACGTGCGCGGAAGCTCAAGCATCGTCTGCGCCCCAGACTCCACGGACAGGCTTTCCCGGTTGTTATACATGGCCCCCACGCGAAGACGGACCCACGCCTTGACCCCGTATGGAGTCGTGGCCGTAGACGCCCCGCTTAACGCGTAACCGCACTTGTAGCGAACTCTGACGGCGTTCATTACGTCGTAGGTTTCCGGCCAGTCGTTGTCGTAGGACGGCACTACCCAGGCGGGCTCCGAATCCCCGTCGATGGAGTAGGCAGTCGCGGACAGCGTAGCCGTCGCCCCGCTTGAGTCGATGTAGCTGATGCTCAAGTCCGTCGAGTTGGACGAAAGCGGCGGGCGCGGTATCTCAATCCCGCCTTCGGGAAACGCGTCCATGACGAGTTCCCATGTCTGCGGCATCATGGCCCGTTTCGTCTTGTTTTCGGCCTCATTCTGCGCGGCCATCAGCATGGAGTTGAGAAGCAAATCTTCCGACGTGTCGGACGTGGAGAGCCGCAGGTGCGTCTTGATTTCGTCAAGCGTCACACAAGGGCCGGTTGCCTCTGTAATCAGCACAAGCGCCATTATCTCGACCTCCACACGTCGCCTGCGCGGCGATAGGTGTTGACGTATATTTTCGACTGCCGGTGATGGTCCCTGACCGGATTCGACGTTCTGAGCTTCCTGCCGTGTGTCCTGGTATGCACTTCAAGGACAATTCCGTCGGCGGCGTTTGCGTTGTAGGTGTCGTCAGGCGTGACCTTCGTGGAGAAGTCAACCCCGTCGGCGTACTGTTCCTGCGTTCCGTCGCTGATGGTGATATGGTGCTGCTGAATGAGTTGGGTGATCTCGTCTGAGGCGATAATCTGCCCGGAATCCTGCGCGGAAATCGTGTGCCCGATGATAACGACAATGGCATCGGCAACGGAGAGGTTCGCGCCGTCGTCTACAGTGATGACCTGCCCCTGGATGAGACTGACCGCCCCGGAGACGTTGACCTGTACACCCTCGCCTGCCGTCACGGGGACATCTGCCCCGACGCCTAGCGTAATATTGTCGGCATGGTTTTCGTTGACGGCTTCCGATACCGCGATGACATGGTGCTGAATAATATCCGGGGCATCGGAAACGTTCTGCTGTATGCCTTCCGCAACGGGGAGCGCCCCGCCCGCGTAAATCGTGACCCCGTCCCCGGCATTGGCATTTACGCCGTCGCTAACCGTGATGACGTGGTGCTGCTTCAGGCTCGGGCCGTCTGCTGCATTGACAACCGCGCTTTCGCCAGCGGTCAAGACGTAACCGTGAACCGGAACCGGTGCATCGGCGGCGTTTACCTGTGCGCCGTCTGCGGCACTGGCGAGGATGTGTCCGATTGACAGGGTAATCGAATCAGCGACGTTGAGCTGCGTCCCATCTGCGACAGACGCAAGCGTTATGTTCCCGCCCAATCCGACACCGTCAGCCACGTTCTGCTGCACACCATCCGTTACGGACAACAGGTGCGACTGCGTGTACGCGGGGGAGTCGGCTATGTTGGCATTGTAGCTTTCGGCAATGGTGATGTTGTGCGCCTGAGTATATGCGGGGCTGTCGGCCAGATTGGCCTGCGTTCCGTCCGCAACGCTGGCAAGGGGATGGGCGATGGCAAGGGTCACTCCGTCCCCGGCGTTGACGTTCGTCCCGTCAGCCACAGACGCCAAGACGTGCCCGATGGTCAGCATCATGCTGTCCCCGGCACAGACCTGCACCGTTTCGGCCACCGTTGCAATGCGATGGCCGATGGTGATGGTGATATTATCTCCCGCGTTGACGTGATACGACTCCGCTACTGACGCCAAAGTCTGCCCCACGCCCTGCGGGAGCAGGAACGCGGCGTTCTTTACAAAACGCCTGCGCCAGAACGGTATGCGGTAAACCGCCATTTACCCGATCTCCTCAAATACGATATGAGCGTCCACGGCGAAGTCAGTCGCCACGGTAGTCTCGCGCCTGACAACCAGCCGCCCGCCGGGCTTGATGATCGGCCTACACTCAGGCGTCGGAATCCAGTGGAAGCCATTGAGCACGTTTACTGCCTCTTTGTAAACGTAGGTGAGGCCCGTTGCGTTTGTCGATCCGGCAACCCCATAGACATTGCCAGAGCATGTCGTCTGGCCTTGGCAAAGTGGCGTGAGGGCGCAGGTCGTGCCGACAACTCCCGTAGTCCCCGCAAATGCGATGCCCACGGTCATGTATTCCGAGGACGTGGAGCGCCCCGTGATGGCGACCTCATGGACGGCAATGACGTGGCTCGCGCTGCAAAGAACGTGAATCAATTCCTTCGCAGCCGTTGAGGCCGTCGTGCCGACGTAGCCGCTTGCAAACATTCTTCCGTAACTCATTTGAAACACCTCCCAATGAGGTTAAACGCCGAAAGACAGAGGCGAAGCAAAATGTTCATGCGCCTGCGGAATAGCGGCGTGCTCGACGCCCCGCCTGCCGCTTGTTCCAGGAAGGAGACGGCACTCGCGGCATACCAACCAGCACTAGCTGTGGTACACGTCGCCGCTCCGTCAAACCCCGCAGTGACAACCCGATACCACATTGGAGGCCAAGAATCTAAATCGCTATGCGATTTTTGACCATCCCGTGAAACCCCATTGATTTGACAGGAAGAATAGGTCCCTCCCCCGTAACTGTAGGCTCCTCCCAAAACGAGCGAGTACCCAGACGGCTGAATGTTTCCAGAAGACACGCTTGTTGAACGGATTTCGTCGTCACTATTGTTTGAATAATCCTCAAAGGAAAGACTCCCTGTATAAGAAAACTCCATCACTATAGTAGACGAGGCTGCGCCCGGAGAACCATTCCCTCCAGTAATTGTGTATGTCCTATTTCCTGAGTTGGCAGACAATAAATAAAAAAATCGCCACCTTACGAATGTGCCACTCGATTCCGCAACCGCCGTAAGGGTGCTCGCCCCATCACTACAAGATAGGGTTGTAGGGGAGGCATCTTTTATTTCCGAAAAGCCGACGACGATAAGGTTTCCCGCAGTTACGCCAGTAAGGGTTGTGTAAACTTCTCCCCCATGAGCGTTGCTTTGAACAAAAGAAATCATTTATTCCTCGAATCCGTCCAGGCTCCCCCGGCTTGTGCTCGTAGAGGGGATACGTCGATTGCCTT